CCATGCGGTCAAGCAATATGTGGGCGTACCGCACAGCACCATACTATTCCGTTGTGATACTGTAACAAATGGATGCAAAGGAAGTGATGAGTATATAGAGTGTGTTAAACTTCATATAAAGGAGATTCAGCAAAGATTAGGAATAAAAGCGAATGTACCGATCATACCTACAAAAGATGAGGCTTCAGCATTGCAGTGGGAAGAATTGAAGCGTTTCTTCTCTTTAGGGGTGAAAGCAGGCGGGCGGTTTTTGCTTATTGCTGCTTCCCCCAGGGATGCCGTCAAATGGTTAGAGAGTTATGGTTGGAAGAGTATAATAGAGTACCACAAGCCCAAAGAAAAGGATGATTAAAATGGAGTCTACACTAGTTCAAGAGCGCATAGTTTTTGCCGTAAACCCTTGGATTGATGGCCTTATAGGTATCGGATTGGTAGTTACTTGGGTATGCATCTTCGTGGTAATAGGGCTGCTTATTCGGCAGTGGAAAACTAACCATGACTTCCAGGCCAAACGAGATAATCCATGGAAACCGAAGAGGTGATGGCAAATTTTTGTACGTAATCACTGGTGGTTAAGTGCCTGTAATTACTAGTGGTTACGTTTTTTCTGAACAGAAAATGCCATAATTTTGCCGTCCTATATAGCCTATGGGGGGTGGGGGGTCTTCTTGATGATATTGACAAATAGTAATATATATGTATATAATTATATGAAACAAGAAGAGTAAAAAATAAGGGTATACCATAGGTTATAGTAGACGGCAAAAATATGGCAAAAATAGGAAAGTAGGGTGTATGAGGATCAAGAAAAAAATAATGTTCTCCGATTGTATGATCGGAATGTATTTCGATGAAAAAACAAATCGGTGTGTTGTGGGTTGTCCTTCGCAATTCCGTGAAAGAGCAAGAGAACTTGTTGATCTGTATTTTTCAATTCAGAATGTACGCAGGTGGGGTAAGGTTAAAGAAGTAATGTATAAATCTCATTTTCGGGTTTTCTTTAGGTGTACACTAAATCAATTCAATGCAGCATGCAAAGAAATGCAATATGATATGTTGACTGTTGAAAATTCTCATTCGTTTGGGAGGTTGATGAGATGAAAACAAAGAAGAAAAAAAGGAGTACAGATAAGAAACGTTTAAACAAAGCTAATCTTCAAGTAGTTCAAATTACAAAAGCTGATAAAGATCAACCATTACTTAACAATGTACATATCACACCGAATGGTGATACTGTTGGAGCAAACGGTGCGGCGATAGTAGTTGTACAGAATATGAAGTTGACTAATACGGTGCCAGTTGACTTTGGTGAAGATGTAGGAATCACGATAGCAGCAGAACATATCAAGGAGGTGTTAAAGGCACTCCCAAATGATAAAAAATTCGGTGATCTTCTTGATAGGGTGAGTCTTGAAGAAGAAGTGAAAGAAGGAGTTGGATCGCGAACGGTATTTAAGTTTTCTGATGGACATAGAGATCGAGTTATTGAAGCGCGACAATACCCATATGGATATGTAAAGTATCATGGTATTTTCAAAAAAGTTTATTCTGAAAGATGTTTGGGTGGAAACTCTTCTTGTAAATCATTTGTTGTTAATCGTAAACGGCTTCTTTCTGTATTGAGTGCTTTAGATAAGATAGCCCCTGATTCGTCCGGGGTATTCCCTTTGTTCGTTGACGTATTGGACAATGAATTATTGATTCGTCTTGAACACCCACGAACACGACAGCGCATAGTGTGCGTGGTTGGTTTGTCGAAGACTGATAAGATGCTTGAAGAGAATGAATGGGAGAAGGGTCTTGTAAGTATTGATCATGAGGAGAAGAAACGAAAGAGAAAAACTTAAAACAGGAGGGTTGATATGAAAGAGTTTTCGAAGTCTGGTGATGCCATGGTATGCATTGTTGCTGGCGTAATAGGGCTTTATCACTTGGTTATAGTAGGTGATGTAGAGGCATCTTTTATGTGTCTGGTGATCTGTTTGTTTTTCAGACTTTTTCGGGGGTTAAGTGAAGTTGAAGACAAAATTAGCTAAAGGGGTAAGGTTTACAGGAAGTATTCTATTTGGTCAAAAATGCCCGAAGTGTGGGAATACCTTGGCAAAAGCTATTAATCATATCGACGGGAAAACAGAAATAAAAGTGTATTGTTCATACATAAAATGTGATTATGTAAAGAGCAAGGGACCAAAACGAAAAAGGAAGGATATTTGATATGATTGAGAATCAAAGCGTTCGTATTCGTATTAAGGATAATCTTTTTTTTGGAGCTATGGAAGTATTCATTACACAGAAGATTGATAATAAACTTTATGTGCTTTCTAATGGGCCAGACGAAGAAGGACTTCGATGGATAGAAGCTAACATTGCACAAAAATATGGGCCTACTTTTACTATCAATACAGAATTTGCACAAATACTCTCAGAGGATCTATGGGAGTGTGGTATTCGTGCCCGTCAAGGACAGGGATCGATTGGGCAACTACAAGCCACTCACCTGCATCTTGAAGATATGAGAAAAATTGTATCTAATAAACTGGGAGTTAAACTATGATCACGGTTTACATTGCAGGACCGTATACCTTGGGTGATGTTGGGAAAAATGTTCATAATATGTTAAAGGTGACAGATGAATTAATCACGCTTGGTTTTTGTCCAATCGCTCCTTTACTTTTTCATTATCAACATATTTTTCATCCACGTGAATACGAAAAATGGATGGAGATTGATTTAGAATTGGTTAAGAGAAGTGATGTATTATTGCGTCTTCATGGAAAATCACCAGGAGCTAACAAAGAAGTATTGATTGCAAAGAGGTTTGGTATACCTGTAGTAAAAACAATAACTGAATTGATAGACAAGGTAGGAAATGGTAACATACAGAGAAAGAGCCGACCAATATGAAAAGTAAATTACCCAAACCTTACTATGAAGATGAATTTGTAAAGATATATCATGGTGAGTCTTCTGATTTACTTTGGAGAATGCCAACGTGTGGTGCGGTGATTACAGATCCACCGTATAGTGAACGAACGCATAAAGGAAATAAGGTTCTTTCAGAAGGTACTGATACTGCAAAAAAAAGGAAGGCACTTGAATTTGAAGAATGGACTGAAGAGGATGTAAACTATTTCATTCCTTGGATGTGTACGAAGTCATGTGGTTGGGTTGTTACCATGACTGATGATGAACTATTACCTTATATCAAGAGAGCCTACAGAGAGTGTGGTTTTTATGAGTTTGGCTCAGTGCCTTTTGTTAATGTTGGAGGAAGAATTAGATTGTGTGGTGATGGTCCCTCTTCATGGGTTGTATTCATATTAGTAGCTAGACCAAAAACACGTGAGTTTTCTCGATGGGGGACATTGTCAGGGGCGTATATTGCTGGACAGGGTTGGCGTGATCGAAGTTACATTGGTGGTAAACCAATACAACTATGTGAGGAGTTGATACATGATTATTATTTGAAAAGAATTGATCTTGTTGGTGGGCTACCTATTCTTGATCCTTTTATGGGATTTGGAACTTTATTACGTGCTGCAAAAAATCTTAAGGTACAGGCGATAGGGATTGATAAAAGTGAAAAGTGCTGTAAGCATGCAGCAGAGAGAATGCAAGAACCATCCCTACTTGAGATCACTACTTCAGAAGAAAGTAAGGCAAGTGAGATTCGTAAACAGTTGGGATTAGAAAACCCTGAAAATTTGAAAGGAGTATGAGCAAATGAAAAGCAAGAAGAAGTCAATGAGTAATGTGGTGTGGACAACCGAAACGAGACGGTTAGGGGATCTCAAGAAATGGGAGAAGAATGCAAATAGAATGAATCAATATGAATTTGAAAGACTCGGAAGGAGTATTAGAGAATTCGGGTACGTGGAGGAGATAGTTGTCAACCTTGATAATACAATTATTGGTGGATGGCATCGGTATCGCCAGCTTCTTGCGGCACATGGAGAAAAAGGTACGATTGAGGTTCGTGCACCAAATCGAATGTTGACAGAAAAGGAAGTGGATAAATTAGGTTTGATGCTAAACCAAACCGGAAGCCTTGATAAGAACGTTCTACTTAAAAACTTTGAGGAGAACGAACTGATTCAAAATGGTGTGTTTACTAGAGAAGAAATTATTATGATGGATAATACATTTGATGATTTTGATAATGAAGACAATAACAAAGGACCGAAGAAAAAGAAGATTGATACTACAGGTATGAAAACAATATCGCTTGAAATGCTGCCAGAAGACTATGAAAAAATGGTGGAAGTTCTTTCTAAAGTAAAAATCAACTACACTGCCAGAAGTCAAAAACTTGACTTAGGGCTGAAACTTGGCGCACTGATACGAAGACTGGGGAGTTGATTTATGAAAAAGAATAACTCTTAATTTTGAAGAGATTGTAGATACGAATCCGTCGGCATCTTGTATAATCTCTCGGGCGAGTGTTCCTTGGGGGCGGTTGGTCATATGTTCTGAAGAAGTTGTGCATATACGTGAAGGAAGTTTCATATCTAGTTATGTTGTAGTCAATAAACCGCGCTGAGCGTTATAGTTCGGCAGGAAAGGAAGTTCAGATGGCTTATCAAATTTTGAATATTATCAATATGATTGTTATTTGGCCGCTAGGGTTTTGGCTTCTTTGGCAGCAAGTTGGTTGGCGTGGGTGTATCGCTGTATTCTTACTTCTGTTTGCTAACAACATTCAAATGTACCCGACGAAAGGAAAATAAGGAAGCGCGGTTTACATCCACCATTTAAGCAAGCCCAAAATGCGGGTTAGCTTAAATGGTGGATGTACCGTACTTCGGGTATTGCTCGGACGATTGGCGAACGTCAGTCACATTCGTTTTTGATCCTTTTCATTGGTGGAGGTAAGGTAATGAGTATTGATACTATATGTGTGATCATAGATTGGTTCAGTGGGGAGCTATGAGAACAAAAAGAAAACTAAAAACAGACTTTAGAGGTAAAGCAAGGAAACCATTAGCCATATTGGTTGAACCAGACTACAAATCTACCTTTCCACCTATTGGGCTGATGAAGATATCAAAGTTTCTGAAGGGTGAAGGATGGGATACCCATTATGTGCGTGGACGCCAGAACCTTCCCCAGCGGATCAAGGAAAGAGTGAAGGAGATTTTGATTACATCTTTAACCACATGGAGCTATAAGGAGGTGATCTACTGCTGTATGTACTATCATAAACGCTTCCCCGGAGTTCGTATTTCGGTGGGAGGTATTATGGCGTCAGTCATGCCAGATATGTTGGAAGACTACTTAGAAGGCTCTGTGAACGTACATAAAGGGCTTTTGAACGTTGCTGAAGGGATAGGAGTAGATTATGAGCTATTGAGAAACTCAGAGCGATCAGAGAGCTATATATGGATGTCTCGTGGGTGTATGCGGCGATGTGGGTTTTGTTTGGTGCCGAAAATTGAGGGTGATTTTACTCCCATTGAGCCATCTAAATGGCTCTTAGGAGTAGATGATCGTTTTTCTCATGTACAGATTATGGATAATAATTGGTTATGTAAGACTGCTCTTGAAAAAAAATCCGATGTTGCTGCAATGAGAATGCTTGTTGATAATGAACGAGTGAAGTCTTTTGATTTTAATCAAGCTTTAGACTGTCGGTTGTTTCTCAAGGAGGGGGTATGCGGCACTCCGGCTGATATGTTGAAAGATTTACCAATCAAACCATATCGGTTTGCTTTTGATCATTTGGATGAAGATGGGCATATTCAAAAATCAATCAAAAGGGCTTTGGTAGATAGTGGGTGTGCTGCTGATGAATGGCAGCACCCTAGGAATACAGTTGTGGTTGATGTGCTTTACAATTACAATGATACCCCTGAAGATTTTTATTATCGTATTAAAGAGATTGCACGATGTGGTGCGGTTGGGGTTCCCATGCGATTTCATCCTCACACTGATCTGAAGCGTAAATATGTGGGTTATTATTGGAATGAGAACGAAACAAAAGCCATCAATGTACTTCTGATGCCTTTTAAAAGTGGTTCAGTTAATTTTGTTGACAAAGAATATTTTGAGTGGTGGTGGGGGAAAAACGAGAAGGAGTTTAAACGTCTTATTAACATACCCACTGGAAAATTGCGAAGGTTTGTGGTTGAAAAAGCACAGAAGAGAAGAGCAGAAAGAATACGAATACGGGAGGGGTTGGTATGATTGAAATGGAAAAAATCCAAAGTTGGAGATTAATTGGTACTACTCGAATGATTGTTGACACAATCAACATAATGATACATAACATAAAAGACCTTTTTTCAAAAGTTGCTTCTTTTGAAAAGCATCTTAAGGAAGTGGAGCGAATAGGAAAAGAAAAAGAAAAACGAATCTCTCTTTCTGAACGTACTCTTAGAATGCGTAATAAAGACTGCTCTGATCTCCATCATCGAATTGAAAGATTGGAAAATAAATTGGAAAATAAATTGGAAATAAAGGAAGAAACGGAAGGAGAGAAAAAAGAAGAGAGAACTATTGAATTCAGAGTGTCTTCAGGTGGATATGATGTAAAGCCATTTTTGATAGTAGACGGTGAACACTTTACACTTGAACAAGTGATGACCGCACTTACTAAGAACTTGTATGTTTCTGCTGGATATATTTTCAACAACGCTATAGAGAGGGCACTACGTTTTGAATTCCATAGTGATGGTACTACAGGTTCTTCAGAAGTAATTGATTTTCCAGAAAAAATTATACGTAAAGTGTTGGGGAAGGAGTGATTTTTTGGGTTGTATATGTATATAGGTTGGTATGGGTAAAGGGGTGTCTCTTTAAAGGGATACCTTTTTTTTCGTTGGAAGCTAAGTTATTGTAAAATAAGGGGGTTATAATTACTTGACAACTAATACTTGACTATATTTTTGGCATATGGTATTGTAGATATGACCTAATCATCCTCATTGGGCCTTGACAAAAAGGTTTACTTATGGCAAAAGCGAAGAGAAAAACCCCCACTGTAAAGAAGTCAACAAACGTCAAGAAGAAAACCGCAAAAAAGGCGGCAACGCCCAAGAAGTCTTCCCCCAGCGGTAAGGAAAAGAAGAAACCAGACAACTTCCGAACGAGCAAATTTAGACAGGAGAGAATTGTACCAACGGGAGAGAAAAAGATTGTGTCACGTCCGAAGGGCGGACCAGGAGCACGTATACCCACTAAAGAGGTGTGCGCTGCTATATTTGCTGCAAAGGGTAATCTTTCTAAAGCCGCACGTAATTTAGGAATCTCACGTTCTGCTCTTGCTATTGATTATGTGAAGAGTGAAAAGCACCCTGAGATAAAAGTAGCTTTGCAAGAAGCGCGAGAGTACCGTATTGACTTGATGGAAGATAAACTTGATCAAGCTGTTGACAATGGTGAAGGATGGGCCATTTGCTTTGGACTTAAATGTCTCGGTAAGGATCGTGGGTACATTGAAAAGCTAATCCTCGGCGGGCATTTTGGACAGGATATAGAAATATCTATCAAGGGCCAAGGTGATGGAAAGAAGACTTCACAAACTGGAATTGAAAGCAAGATCAATTGAGTGTCTACTTCTTCTAGCGTGTATTCTCATGGCTTTTAAGATAACCTTTGACATTGACGAACGAAGTGTAACAAACGATAAGTTTTACCCCCTCTATACTAATCAAGCAAGGCACCTACATCTATACGGTGGGGCTGGAAGCAGTAAGTCACGCTTCACCGCTCAGAAGTATTTACTTAGAGTTATCTATGGAATGCAGCAGGGAGTGAAACACCGCATAGTATGTCTACGTAAGACACAACCGGCAGTCCGCAAATCAGTATATACGGTGTTTAAACACTACCACGATGAGTGGGGATTAGCTCCCATTATGAACCCTCACCCCAGTGATTTGACGTTCCGCTTTATTAACGGATCAGAGATTATCTGTAGTGGACTCGATGATCCAATGAAGCTGAAAAGTATTGAAGGTGTGACTGCCTTTTGGTTGGAAGAAGCTACTGAATTTACACCGGAAGACTTTAGACAGGTTGATCTTCGTCTTCGTGGAGATATTGGTACTTACAAACAACTCACCTACACTTATAATCCTGTTGACATTGCACATCACCTTTACAAAAGAATACATCAAAAGGTCGGAGATGAGTATACGGGCTCTTACTCCAATAATACTTTTCTTCATCATTCCACATATAAAGACAATCGTTTTATAGATTCTGAATATGCAAAGATCCTAGAAGATTTGGAAGAAGAAGATCCTGGTTATCATAAGATCTACACTCGTGGATTGTGGGGTGCTCTCAGGCTTTTGATCTACGGGGGTTGTTATAGAGTCCTACCTGATAGTGAATGGCCTGATCATTTTGATGAAGAATGTTATGGGCTTGACTTCGGATTTAACAATCCTACTGCTCTTGTTCATATTGGTGTGCTTGATCGTATTCCTTACGTGCGGGAGATTATCTATCAGACAAAGTTGACAAATACACAATTGATAGAACGAATGAGAGAAGAAAACGTATCTGATAGAATTCCTATCTATGCAGATAGTGCTGAACCAGCACGAATTGAGGAAATTAGCAATGAGGGTTTTGATTGCAGGTCAGCAACGGAAGCCAAGAAACCGAATGCTGTTAAAGCACGGATTGATTTTTGTCAACGTTCTAACTTCAAAGTGCATGAAGACTCCTCAAATCTCATAACTGAGTTGACAGCTTATAAATGGAAAGAAGATAAGAAAACCGGGGATGCTCTAGATGAACCAGTTAAATTTTTAGATCATGCCTGCAATGGATTTGAATATGGTTTCTTTGAAGCTTTCCGAATAGGCTTGGCTCGGCCTGGTTTTAAATTTGTCAAATAACCGCACGAAAGGCTCAAGTATGTCAATCCCTACCCCACATGATATTATTGAGAACGTCAAGCACTTTAACGAACGCTTTCAGAGGGCTTGGCGTTTAGCAAATAGTGATGTTTCCCTGGATATGTTTCAAAAGAGTATGGACAGACTCATGTCCTCTCAGTATACTTCTATGAGTAATAGAGGAGTATCCGCTTCCATAACATTCCAGACAGTAGCGGCAGCATATAAGTCATGGGTGTACATCGCAGCGAATAAGATTGCTACTTCTGTAGCTGCTCTTCCTATTCAGCTTTACGTTTACAGAAGCCAACGAACCGGAAAGATAGTAAACGGGAAAGAGTTTAAACGATCTATCAAAGCGAAGACTGATAATGATCCTTCTGAAATTAAAAGATATCTGAAGGCTATTAAGGTAGAACGAGAATTGATTACTGATCACCCATTCCTTGATTTGATACAGAAACCGAATTCTCTCAATACACGCTTTACATTGTGGCAAACCATAATGCTAAAGCTGGAATTGAATGGTGCTGTGGGACTATACATGCCTCGTGGTATTATGAATATACCCGCGCAATTGTGGCCGTTGCCATTGACAAGTACAGGAAACTTAAAGCCAATTCCTGATCCGATGGAAGTCATAAAGGGTTTTGTGTATGAGGATGGACAACTAAAACAATACTTTGAACGTGAAGAAATAGCGTGGATCTGTTACCCCCATCCAGGAACTCCCTATGAGGGTATGTCCGCATTGAAGGCGCAAACCTACCCATATGATATTGATAATTACATTCAACAGATGCAATACTACATGTTTAAAAATCGTGCGGTTCCAGGATTGGTGCTTTCTTCTGATCAAAGATTGTCCCAAAATGTAGTTGACGAATTAGTAGATGAGATCAATCAACAGTGGGGAGGAGCTACTAATAGTGGTAAACCAATGATTCTTCATAGTGGACTAAAGGAAGCTGGACGGCTCACCCCAGCGTTCGAGGATCTTGCATTGAATGAGATTAACCAAAGTACACAAGATAAGATTCTTTCAGCCTATGGTACACCTGCTGGAAAGGTGGGACTTGTAAAGGACGTCAATCGTGCCAACATGGAAGCACTGGATAAAACCTTCATCACAGAGACTCTTAAACCGCGATTGATGATCATTGAAGAAGTATTGGAAAGGGATCTACTACCATTGTATGATGACAGACTCACTCTTGATTTTGAGTTGCCTGATACTTCTGATAGAGAACATAGGCTTAAGGAGCGTAAACAGAATATCGAAACTGCATACTCTACTATCAATGAAGAGCGCGAGAGCGAAGGACGTGATCCTGTACCTTGGGGTGATAAGCCTTGGATTCCAGTTGCGAAAGTACAACCGGGGGAGGAAGACGAAGAGAAACCTGATGATAAAGCCCACACTCCTTTTACTCAGGTTAAATCTTCCTCCCCTATAAGTAAAGCTTCAGGAACGGAAATAGGATTTACATTTGAGATTACTGATGAACTAATCGAGTGGGTTGGTATTCGTCTTGATGCTTTCTCAAAACAGGTAACAGGTACAACATTCGATGATATCAAAGCCATCCTTCAGACAGGTTTCAGTGAGGGTATGCCAGTTACCAAGATTGCAGAAACACTAAGGGAAAAGTTCAAAAGCTATGAGACTTATCGTGCTGCTCTCATTGCACGCACGGAAGTAGTAGGTACACACAATTGGGCGGATCTCCAAGCTGTTGAGCAATCGGGAGTAGGTACGAAGCTAGAAAAGTTTTGGATCAGTAGCCGTGATGGTAACGTGAGAGATACACACGTGCAAGCTGAAAAAGAATACATTGACGGAATAGGAATAAAGAGACTCTTCAAAGTTGGTACTGATTCTATGGAAGCCCCTGGAATGGGTAGTGTTGCAGAAGAGAATATCAATTGTCGATGCACTATAGGATATAAGAAAGCAAAGAAAGATTCATATTGGAATGAACAAACGAAAACGGCATATTGGAAAATGTTTACTAAATCAATTGATGGATATGAAAAACTTTTTTCTAAGGCAGTTGTCAAGATCTTCAAATCCCAGCTAAAAGAAGTGCTTGGTAAATTGGAAGGTGTGGAAGGAAAACGCTTCAGGGGAGAGATTAACGGTTGGTCGCTGGGGAAAGTAAAGAAATATATCAAAGCGAAAGATGCAACGGCACGATTCAATATAGACAAGAAAGAAGCTATCAAAGTCACAAAGGATGCAACGGAAGCTATCTATATGCAAGTCATGGAAGAAGCTGGACAAGACAGAATGGAACAGCTTTCTTCCATTGTTTAACATTTATCAAAGGAGTGTGGGGTATGCGTGATCAAACTAAAATCTTTGTTGGTGTGATTGTGTCTGTAGCTTTCTTCTTCATGCTTTGTACATCCGATCTGGTTTCTGTGGCCGAACCTTCTACAGTGTCTGATACTGTATACGTATATGATGGAGGAATTCAAGACAGTACAGAGTTGGGTGTATGTGCTTTGTGTACTTCCACTGATATGAGATTCTTTGTTTGTACATATGCTGTTTGTGAATCAACAGCTTATGAATTATCAATGGGTATTTGTGAGTGGAACGAGTTGGATCATATTCCTTCAACTTGGGAACAACCTTAACAGGAGTGTTTAAACTATGTCAGTAGGAAAGCCCTGGTCGGCAACTATCAATCTTTATACTGGTGACTATGTGATTCCTTCCGGTGTGATAGTACAAGAGGCACGTACAGGAAATGCTAGTGGACATGTTACCTTTCGTTTCACCAATGGTAACAATTTGGGATGGGATGCAACAAGCTACGATATTAAGAAATTTCCCCATGGCATGCAGAGAGTAGTACAAATAGGCACAAGTGCTGCTCTGAGAGGCTCTGTGATCACGCTCTACGGCTTGACTCAGGCATAAGAGGGGTAATTTATGAATGACCTTCAATCACAAGACCTCTTTGCGAATCGCCGGTTGCGTGTCTACATCAAGATAGGCGACAAACAATGTGCGAAGGGCAAGGAGTGGTGTGCTTTGCACGATGGCGATATCGTGTCGTGGCAGCGGTACTCTTACTCGCTTGTTACAGGCAACCAGGTGGGTGGCCCTCGCCCTGGACGGATGGACCGTATCGCATTCGGCATTATTGATATGCCGGATTCCCAGGCGAACGAAGACATGCTGCGCACGGCCGTAGCTCCTGTAGAGGCGTGGGAAGATGCCGAGCAGACAAGGCCGGACAAAACGCGGTGGCGGGCGCGGGCGGGCAACATTGATACCGCTGCGATTGCGACCAAGGCCGGGGATGCCACACTGGAAGCGCGATGGCGGGCGAAGGGTGAGAGTGTCGAGCCTGTTGTGGTTGCGGACTTCGAGGCCACCGACATTCGGGATGCAACGAAGTTGACGTTTACGGCGGTGGCGCGGGTGGAGGATCTGAATGCCGTATCCACCGGCTCGTACACCGTCGGCTCGGACGGCGGGGATGATTATTCCTCGTGGGAGAATGCCATCGCCGACATGGCAAACCTGACCGGGGACTTGACATTCACGCAAACCAGCGATTTGACCGCCACAGCAGCAGCCTTAGCAACTGAGAATATCGGCGCATACAAACTTACTTTTACCGTTGGTGATGACAATTGGCATTATGGAAACTCGCTGCGAGGGTATGCGATTACTCACACGCACGACGGACAAGTGTTTGATTTGCGGATTGATGGTTCTGGCGGAACGGTAGAAATTTGCCGATTGCGGTTCGTTGGTGACTTTACTCCTACAGGGTATCGTTCAGCAATCCTGTTTCCTCTAACGTCGGGTTCCGTGACTGCGGATATAAATCATGTCTTCATTGATGGTAATGGAAAATATGGACATGGGATATCTATCGCCGATGCTCAGGTTACTGGCAACATTTGGGGGTGCGTTGTTCATGGATGTTTGTACAGCGCGTCTAGCACAGGCATTAGTTTGGGCACGGTTGCTGCTGCGTCAATAATTGAAGATTGCACGGCGTATGGTTGCGACAATGGGATCTCTGCGGGAAATAACGCAATTACTGTGCGTCGATGTGCCGCGTATGGAAATGGAAGCAACGACTTCTATGCTATAGCATCCGCCACCGGTTACAGCAACTACTCCGACGACGCCAGCGCCGACGATGCCAACTGGGCCACGGGCTCGGGCAACGGGACGGGCGGTGACCCGGCGACTGACTTTGACAGTGTGGACAGTGACCGACCCGATTTCCTACGCCCTGCCGCCGGTAGGGTACTGTCCAGTCCGTCAAACACCACTCGCCTCGCCAGCAACACGACCGATATCTCAGGCCGTGCGTGGGCGATGTATGGTGATTGGATTGGGGCTCGTGCCCGTCCTCTTTCCCCAGAGGTGCCGGGGGGAACAGAATGGAAAACAAACAATAGCCAAAAAGCTATAGCTGTAAAGCTTCCATTTGAAGGTGTCATTATTGATCGAGCAAAATGTCCTATCGTTTTGACTGAAGAAATGCTTTCTACTGAAGACAAGACAAAACTCTTCTCTAATTGTCAAGATGATGGATTAGATATTGTGGTTACTACTACAAATGGAATTGAGTTGCCTACTCAAATAGAATATATCAATGTGGGAAATGAAAAGCTTGTATTGTGGTTCCGTGCTGATATTTTGGATGCTGATCAAGATAATGATTTTTTGATTCAATTCAAAGGTGAAGGACGTACAATTAGCTTTCGTCAAGTATGGGCTGATTATAATGACAGCGGTGTTGATCATTCGCTTGTCCTGTTGATGAGTGATAATGTAAATGATTCTTCTCCCAGCGCCAACCACGGCACGTTCAGCGGCACGGCTGCGGTGAGCTACGTTGACGGGGACTACGGTCGAGCGATTGACCTTGACGGCATCGACCAGCATGTCAGCGTTCCCCATGCCGCGAATCTGGCCGGTGGGGACGGAGTGGATGATAACCCGTTGACAATATTCTCTCGTGTCAACATGGACGACGCTGTGCACTTCTGGGTTGTCGGCAAGGGAGAAACCAACGCAACCGTAGATTATGCGCTGGGCACACAAATCGGTCCCGTCCCGCTAATAATCTGTAGTGACGGGGCATGGGGCAATTTCATTCGCGTTATAGGGGACGATCCCAGTGCGCTGGCCGGAAGCGAGGTTACGTTTTGCGGAACATATGATGCAGGCGGAAGCGAGGCGGGACAGCAAATATTCTACAATGGAAGCAACGCCACAACTGCACAGCAAAATGGAGGGGTGTATGCGGCAATGGACGGCGACAATGACATTCTAATGGTTGGGGCGGCATATTATAATCTGGGCGTGAACTACGCCGACGGCAAATTCGCCCACCTTCGCATAATACAACTTGACATTGGCAACAAGGCGGTCGCCCTGCACCAACAGAACGAGATGGCACCGGAGGGTTTTGCGATGGCGGGTGGTGTAGTTGATATTAGTTCTAATACTTGTCAAGCAAGAAGACTTGAAAAAATGGGGAGATTATAATATGCAAAAACCTTTTATCCCATATGGATTTTCAGAAAAAGAATGGTACGGCCTTGGTATTGAGACACAAATATGTACTCTTAGAAATATATCAAAAACTGAATACAGGCTTGACAGATTGAAAACAATTCGTAATGAGATAGAGATCCTAATTGATATTAAAAAAAAGGTTGAATATTTAACAGAACCAATCATAAATTCACCAGGTTCAAACTAAAGGAGTGTGCAGTATGCCAAGAGACAAAAGCAAATCAAGAACAGTGCTCGGGAAGCCACATAGGCCAACAAGTAGTCAAGAATCATCTACATCAACAAGCATGAAGGAAGTTCGTAAAGGTTCTTGTGCTGATTGTCAATCATGCGATATTAGCGCAACAGGTGTAGGGTATTGTGAAAACCATAAAATTAAAAAAATCCTTGAATCATGGGATGGGGTATTGAGATTCCCACAAGAATTCGGTTGTATGTATCACTCATAAAAGGAGTACACTTAATGAAGCGAAGATTCTTTCGTGCAGAAGTCAAGTCTTTTAATGATAATGATTTGACAGTAACACATTTTATTTCAACAGAACAAAAGGATCGCAGCGGTGATATCATGTTGGCTGATGGTATGGTTTTGGATGGATGGCCTTCCGTATTAAAGCAACATGGCATGGATTCAACTACAGGAAGTGAACCGATTGCAAAATGCCTTGATCTGAAGGTGGGTGTAAATGAAAAGGGTCATAAAGGGATTGTAGCCACCACACAGTATTATGATGGTTCTCACCTTACACCTCCTGATAATACAGGAAGAAGACTATTTGAAAAAGCTAAAAATGGCTTCATGCCGTATTGGTCGATTGGGTTTGACTTCTTGGATGCAAAACCCATCACTGGGGGAGGTAGAAAGGCATCGAAGTGGGTTCTTTACGAATACTCACAGGTTGGTGTTCCTGATAACGTAGAAGCCAAGAATTTTGATCCTACCAAGGATGAACATGGAGAAGAGGTTGACTTTAAGGTAGAAAAATCAAAAGACACTGAAGAACCTACTCAAATGGAAAACCATGAACCAGAAACTTCCGCCACAAAGTCTATTCTTGATCCTGATAAGATTGACGTTCTGGAAACACCAGCAGAGATTATAGAGCACTACGGTTTGCAAGATGTACAGGGGCTTCAATCCGTAGAGTTGGACTTCGGAGAAAGCAAGCATACAATTACGTATTATGGAAAATCCAAAGAAACACTTGTCAACAAGGAGGATGCAGAAAGAGTTAAAACACACTTCGATTCCTTTACGAACGGTATGAAAAGTATCACTGATAGAGTACAGAGGGCGGTTCCTTATGATGCACTATGGATGTGCCTGGACGCTTTTATGTCTGAACTATATAGTGTCTCTTCTACCAAAGAGGTTTCCAAGCTTGTAAAAGAGCTTGGCGGATTGCTCAATGATTACGGTACTCAATTTGTTGAGCAACTTCTTGCAGCAAAAGACAAGTCAGCATTCATTGAAGAATGCAAAGCAAAACACTCTTCAACAGAAATGAAGAGTACGCCAAAGCCTGCTGATCCGGCATCGGGCGATGATGGTGATAATTCTAAACCCCCGGCAGAAACGAAGTCAGCTTGTGTACTTCGTCTTCGTCAATCTTCCCCAGTGAAGGACGCACAGAAAGTATCTGTGAATGTGGCGCAACTCAAATCATTCGTATCAAGTGAAGTGAAAACTGCTTTTGATTCACTTCGTGGAAAGGTAGCTTAGTTATGTTGGTAAAGAAGAAAAAAGGTATTGCTCCTCTTATTACTCGTATTCGTTGCAAAGACCCC